ATAATCTAGCGCCTTCATCAATCGCTATTGAGGCGAGCCTCGACAGTATTGTGATGTGTCACGTCATGTTCGCTTGTGGAAAGCCTTGAAACAGGAGCAGCACATGCCAGCAGGCAGGCCAACAAGCTATAATGCAGATATTGCAGACCGCATCTGCATGTGGATCGCTGAGGGTAAGTCCCTGCGTTCGTTCTGCCGCCAAGACGAGACGCCGGGACTTTCAACCGTGTGTCTGTGGATAGTAACTCATCCGCAATTCATGGAACAATACGCACACGCAAGGCAAGCGGGCGGCTACGCACACGCTGACGATATCATCGACATTGCCGATATGGTGCGGGATGGATTGCTTGACCCGAACGCCGCCCGCGTCATTCTCGATGCAAAGAAGTGGAGCGCAGAACGCATGGCTCCCAAAGGTCACATGCCTCAATCTCTGGTAAACCACCAAAGCCCAGACGGCAGCATGTCACCCAAGTCCGGCCTCGACATATCCATGCTATCCAAGGAAGCGAAGGCGGAAATCCTTGCAGCACATGACGCACTTGGACAGGGAGACGATTGACCAGATCGAGCGCAGCCTATGCGCGGAAAGTCTGGCACATTTCACCCGTCGCGCGTGGCCGCACATCATCCCCGACAAGCTGATTTGGGGCTGGCATCTCGACGCCATTTCCGAGCATCTGGAGGCGGTAGCAAAGGGCGATATAACGCGGCTTCTAGTCAACATTCCGCCAGGAACGTCCAAAAGCACGATGGTGGGCGTCATGTTCCCGGCTTGGCTATGGGGGCCGGGTGGGCAACCGGGCCATCGCTACATCGGTGCCGCGCACGAGCAAGGGTTGGCTGTCCGGGATAACCGCATGATGCGGGCGTTGGTCACGTCCAACTGGTATCAGCGCCTTTGGCCGCTGAAAATGACCGGCGACCAGAACGAAAAGCTGTATTTTGAAAATGAACACAGAGGCTTTAGGCAAGCCTGCGCTGTTGCCAGCATGACGGGGCGGCGCGGGCATACGATCACGCTTGACGATCCGCTATCGCCGGAAAAGGCACACTCGCAGGCGGGCAGGGATACCGCGATCCGTGTCTTGTCTGAAACCATTCCGACGCGGCTTAACAACCCGGAGAAATCGGCAATCATCGTTATCATGCAGCGGTTGCATGAGGCGGACCCGGCAGGGCATATTCTGGCAAACGATCTTGGTTATGAGCATCTATGCCTGCCGATGGAGTTTGAACCGGACCGCCGATGCACAACGTCGATAGGCTGGACGGACCCGCGCAAGGCAGAAGGCGAATTGTTGGATCCGACAAGGTTTCCGCCGGACGTAATCGAGCGCGACAAGCGGGCAATGGGCGCTTACGCGTGGGCAGGACAGATGCAGCAACGCCCCGCCCCGGCGGGCGGCGGCATATTCAGGGATGAGTGGTGGCAATATCTGGACGCACATCCGCCGATAGAATGGCGCGCGATTTACGCAGACACGGCGCAAAAAACACGTGAGGCGAACGACTACACCGTCTTTCAGTGCTGGGGCAGATCGCGGCAAGGGCAGGCGGTCCTTCTGGACATGGTGCGCGGCAAGTTTGAAGCGCCTGAGTTGCTTGAAAGAGCAAGGGCCTTCTGGTCCAAGCATGTGGCGCAAGAGAGCATGGGGGCGCTCAGAGCCTTCAAGATCGAAGATAAGGTAAGCGGCACCGGGCTAATCCAGCAACTGCGCCGCGAGGGCAAGCCGGTCTTGCCGATCAAACGAGACACGGACAAATTGACGCGAGCGCATGACGCCGCGCCATACATTGAAAGCGGAAATGTCATTCTGTTGCGCAGCGTTCCGCATTTGTCGGACATGCTGGCCGAGGCATCCGCTTTCCCGAATGGCTCGCACGACGATACGCTGGATCCGATGATGGACGCGATAGCGGACATATTGGGCCGCAACGCCGTGCAGCCGAGGATAAGGGCGCTCTGATGGGATTATTTGACTTTCTGCGCCGTCCGCCCGAGACAAAGGAAAGTCAGACGGGCCGGATCATGGTCATGAACCCTGGTCAGCCCGCATGGAAACCGCGCGATTACAAGTCATTCGCGGATGAAGCCTATGGCCGCAACGTGGTGGCCTATCGGTCAATCAACCGCATCGCGGACGCGATCGCATCGGTCAAATGGACTCTGTGGCGCGGTGAGCAGGAGATTATCGAGCATCCCATCCTGACGCTTCTGGATCGGCCTAACCCGCTGCAATCCGGCGACCAATATATCAGGGCCAAGATCGGGTTCCTGATGCTCTCTGGCAACGGCTTTGAAGAACGGGTCAAGGTTCGCAACGAGGTCAAGGAACTATACCAACTACGCCCGGATCGCATGACGGTCATTCCCGGCAACAACGGTTTTCCAGAGGCGTTTCAATACGAGGTAAACGGGCGCAAGGTGCGGTTTCCGGTTGACCCGGTGACGCTCGATAGCGATGTGCGGCAAATCCAGTTATTCAACCCGATCAATGACTGGTATGGGCAAAGCCCCATAGAGGCGGGCGCTTACGCTGTCGATCAGCACAATGAAAGCATGGCCTGGATGCAGAGCCTGTTGCAGAACAGCGCGCGGCCTTCCGGCGCTCTGGTCATGACGGGCAAGGACGGACAAGGCGAACTGACGCAAGAGCAGTTTCACCGGCTCAAGGGCGAACTGGAGGAAAATTACCAAGGCAGCGGCAACGCGGGCAGGCCGATGCTGCTGGAGGGCGGGCTTGACTGGAAGCAGATGGGCTTGAGCCCGACCGACATGGGCATACTGGAAACCAAGTTCAGCGCCGCGCGCGATGTGGCCTTGACGTTCGGTGTGCCACCGCAGCTTCTGGGCATTCCCGGCGACAACACCTATTCCAACTATTCCGAGGCGCGGCTGGCGTTCTGGGAAGATACGGTCATTCCGCTTTTGTCTTTCATTGGGTCAGATTGGACAGCATGGCTGGCAGAGCCTCTTGGGATGGAATTGCGCCCCGATCTGGATCAAGTCCAGGCGATTGTGGACAAGAAGCACAAGCTCTGGGACATGGCAGACAAGAGCCTTGATCTGACGATAAACGAGCGGCGCATTCTCAAGGGGTTTGAGGAAATCGAAGGCGGCGACGTGTTGCTGGTCAATGCAAGCCAGATCCCGCTTTCCATGGTGTCTGAGCCGCCCGCGCCCGTCGCGCCACCTGTCGATGAGCCTAATGATGAATTGACGCCAGACGATATAAAGGCGTTTATTTATGGCGCAAAAGGAGAAATGAAGTGAGCAATCCTTGGACTTCAGCCGGGGGCAACCTGACCGGCTTGGCGAAAGATATCATTCCGGTGACGCCCGCGAATGATGCGGATATCGCGGTGAACACAGTAGCTGTCGGCATTATTTGCAAGGGCAATGCCGGAGACGTTGTGATCAGAACGGCATCCGGCAATGAGCGGACATACCCGATTGCGTCAGAAGAAACGCTCCCTGTCGGTGTTTCACGCGTTAAAGCGACGGGCACAACCGCAACTGGCATCTGGGCATTTTTGGCGTAAGCGGTGGCCCGACTCATTGATCAGGACCGGCAGCGTGAACAGCGCAGGCAGTCGCTATTGCTGGACCGGCTGGAGGCACAATTCAGGGGCCGCATACAACGGGAATTGATCGCGGCCATCCGCGAGGCAATGCGGGTTTATGAACTAACCGGGGAAGTGCCGGTCATGAATGACCTGCGCCCGCGTCTTGAAGCGGTCTATCGTCAGATGGCGGAAGTCAGCGTCAGGACATTCGGCGCGCGGGTGATAGATCAGGGCAAGGCGTTCCGGCCCGATCTGGAACGCAAGGACTTTGCCGCCACGTTCGCGCGGATTGCCGTGGCTTATATCGCGCAGGAAGCCATCAGGCGGCGCATAACGGCGGTATCGGAGACCACGCGGGCGCAAGTGGTCAATGCGGTCACGGCTGGATTTGACGAGGGGTTGGGCGTTGCGGAAATCGCGCGCAGCATTAACAGCCAGGTGCAAGCCTTCACGGCCGCGCGGGCTGCAATGATTGCCAGAACGGAAACGCATGGCGCGGCGAATTACGGGGCGCAGGAAGCGGCAAAGGAAACCGGGTTGCGGCTCAAAAAGGAATGGGTTGCGGCGGCGGATGAGCGGACCCGGCAGGATCACGTCGATGCCGATGGGGAACTGGTAGACGAAACAGCGCCTTTCATCGTCGGCGGTGAAGAATTGATGTTCCCCGGCGATCCGGCGGGCAGCGCGGCGCAAGTGGTGAATTGCAGATGCGCCGTTTCGCATGTGGTCATTGACTGACACTTTCACGAATTTAATGGAGTTGGACATGCAGCACAAAGATGCGGCGCAAGTCATCCATCACAAGAGCGCAGCTTTTGAGTTGAAGCGCGAGCCTGATGCCGATGGCACCTTTGAGGGATATGCCTCTGTCTTTGGCGTTCTGGATCAGGGGATGGACGTTGTAGCGCCGGGTGCATTCAAGCGGTCACTCGCCACAAAACGCAAGGTCAAGATGCTTTGGCAGCACGATCCTGGCAAGGTGATCGGCGTCTGGGAAGAAATCCGCGAGGATGAACGCGGGCTGTTCGTCAAAGGGCGGTTGCTCAATGACGTGGCGCTAGGACGCGAGGCAATGGCCCTGATGCGCGCTGGCGCTATCGACAGCATGAGCATCGGATATCGGACTGTCGAGGCGGAACCAGAAGCAGGCGGGCGGGTGCGCAAACTGGTTGATGTGGACCTGTTTGAGGTAAGCGTTGTGACGTTCCCGATGAACGAGGCCGCGCTTGTGACGGATGTCAAGGCGATCTGCACGGAAAGAGAATTTGAGGCGTTCTTGCGGGATGCAGGATACAGCCGAAAAGAGGCCGCAGCAATCACGCTGCATGGCTTCAAGGCGATCACCGGGCAGCGGGATGCTGAGGCGGATGGTGCGCAAATCGAGGGGCTCGCGTCCCTTGCAGAGCAAATCAGACAGCTAAAGGAGAAAACCCAATGTCTGACGATCAAAAAGTAGACCTGACCGAGGTCAAGAAAGCTGTCGAAGGCATCAACAAAGCCTGGGACGAGCAAAAGAAGGCCATCGCCGAACACGACGCCGAAATCAAGAAATTCGGCGCGGCGCTTCCCGAGACTGAAGCCAAGCTGAAAAAGATGGATGAGGACATGGCGCGCCTTCAGGCGACCGCCGATGAGGCTGTTCTTGCCATCAAGCGGTCGCAGCGTGTCGTGACGGATGCCAATGGCAATCCGATTGATTACGATGCCAAGGCGCAGAACTGGGCTGACGTGGTGGCGGTTGCCTATGAGCAGCGTCCGTTCGACATGAACGCCAAGGGGCTGGCTGAATACCACGCCGCTCAAGGGCGTTACATGCGCAAGGGCGCGGATGGTCTGTCGGCAGACGAGCGCAAGGCTCTGTCGGTTGGCGGCGATCCTTCGGGCGGCTATGTCGTGCATCCCGATATGTCGGGCCAGATCGTGACCAAGGTGGATGAAACCTCGCCCATGCGGGCTTACGCATCCATCCAGGTGATCGGCACTGATGCTCTGGAAGGTCTGTTTGACCTTGAGCGAGCATCGGCAGTGTGGGTTGGTGAAACGCAGGCGCGTTCGCAGACCGATACCCCAAACATCGGCAAGTGGCGCATCCCGGTCCACGAACTGTCGGCAATGCCTGCGGCAACGCAGAAACTGCTCGACGATGCGTCGATCAAC